TTAAGAGATTAAGTGAAGAGTTACCTGAAACATATGAATATACTGTATTTATTTATGAACCATATTCTTATGATGTTACAAAAACTAAATTAGTTCAAGGATATTCATCTATTGATAATGATGAATTTACTATTATGGCTATACGCATAGATAATAGTACTAAAGATAATAAAATTACACATATAAGTTATCAATTTATAGAATAGTACTAAAGATAATAAAATTACACATATAAGTTATCAATTTATAGAAGTCCCAAAAGAACAGAAACAAGATATATATTGGATATATCTTGAGGACCTTAAGAAATTATGGAGTAATGAAGATGCTAATAAAACTAAGTGATAAGTTACCTAATGACTATGAGGAAGTAGTCTTTATTTATAAATTCTTAGACCCTAAAAATATTAAAATATTTCACGGATATAGAGTAATGTCTGTAGAATCAGACTTCATAGTAGTTAGTGTACATCAATTCAATAATGACCCAGTATCTGAAGAATTAAAAGTACATACAAATAATCTGATAATACCAGAAGAATTCTGGAGTGAAATATATTGGGTATACATAGATGACTTATATGACTTACTATTTAAAGATGATGAAGATGAAGAATTATCTTGACAATTTAAACCTAATAAATACTATGGTACAAAATTAACTATATAGGAGTTAATATGAAATTAGAAGACTATCTCGTAAGTACAAAACCCGACTATAGAAATCCATTTCCTCCTGGGAAATTGATTCTATTTGTTGGAGATGAAAAGACTGGTAAGACTACTGCTGCATCTACTTTTTCACCTAAAGGTGCAGATGGTGTAGTCATACTAGACCTTGAAGCAGGAGCTAGATGTGATAAGAATATTACTATGCTTATACACGGATTATATCCAATGGAAGATGAGAAGGGTAATATTATACCTCCTGAGAAACGTGGATTTAGAGATAGCAGTGGTAATATTCAGCCTGCCTGCATACTCTATATATGAAGCGCTAGCTATTCTGAAACAGACCTGGAAAGATTCAGGTAAGACTACGCTTGTAATTGATACCTTTGATAAGCTAGCAGAATGGGTTAACGAAGATACATTAGCGCAAATGAAAGCAGAAGACGCAGAGCTTGATAATCCTAAGTGGCAGACTGTACAGACTATTGAAGAGATACCTTATGCTCAAGGTATCGCTAGAGCTAGAAATACCTCATTAAGGATTAAGGATAGACTTCTTGATATAATAAAAGATACTGGTCTCTTAATTTGTAATCTACATACTCAAAAGACTATGAGAGTTGAGAATGGTAGAGATATTATAGTGAAGAAGCTTCCTATGATTCACGAGAAATTAGCCACAACCTTAGGACATCAAGCTGAATTGATAGGAATGTTTACTGTTGATGCTAGTGGTAATTATCTGTTTGATGTAAGAGGCTTTGGTGAAGTTACTTTAGGTACAAGAATTGAGCCTCTTAATGGAAAAGTATTTAAGTGGAATAAGACTCATCCTACATTGTATGAAGTCTTAACTAAAGAATGTTTGAAGTATGCAGAAAAATTAGAAGGTAAGGAGAAATAAATGCCAAGAATAGACATTAATCATAATTATGTACCAAGACCTACTGGTGTGCTGAAAGCTAAACTTATTGACTTTGGTTATTATGACCAAATAAATGATTTACCTAATATGAAACACCTGAGAGATTTAAGTAATAATTTCGTAATGCGCTTTGACTTTAGACCTGAAGGTTATGAAAGAGACTTCAGTATTTATGTACCAGTAAAGATAGTTAAAGATTCTGAAGGTAATCTTGATTTGAAGAATAGTAAAGGTATTAGAGACATTCATATGATACTTGATGCTCTAGGTGATAGTAAAGCAGGCTTTAATGCTGAAGGTAAATTCGTAGATGCTAATGATAAAGAACTAGACTATGAAAAGATAATTGATTATCTAGCAGAATTAAAGCTCAAAAATGATGAGGCATATATGTATATATATGTCTATAAAGTAAAGGGTAAAGATAATCATAGCTACTTTCAGTCTAGTTTAAGATTCTATCCTTTCACAGAAGAAGGACGTAAGCAAGCAGAAGCAGCTTATGAAAGAGATAAAGAGTACATACAATCAAAAGAAAATCCTATTCCTAAAACAAATACTACTCGTAAGTTATTCTAGGAGATTGTATGTACTATGAGACTGCACTAGGTGAAAAATTTAACTCTCCTAGAGGTATATTAGTTAAAGACGAAGATATGTATGATTGGATAATAGCGCAGGGTGATACTCCCTGCGCTATGTCTGTCTATACATACAGAGATTCTGATGTAGAAATAATGAATGAAGAGAGAGACTCCAGCTAATTGGTTTAATCAGTATAGTATACCTTGGGTACCTATTGATATTGATAATCATATAGATAATTCTGATGAACAGATATTATTAAACTTGAGATTTATTATTACTAAATTAGAAAGTGCAGGCTTAAATGAACATAACTATAAAATCTATTTCTCTGGCAGAGGCTTTCATCTATTGATACATAAAGATTGTTTTGGTTTTGAAGATGGTATAGAAAACTTACCATATATAGTTAAACAATCTGTAACTAATATGGCTACTAAATTAGGATTTATTAATCTCATAGATGAAGCTGTTTATATGAGAACAGCATTATTAAGATGTCCATATAGTCTTAATCCTAAAGTTAATCTATATAAGATACCTGTATCAAGAGATGAAGTTATGTATGAGAACTTAAACTTCATTAGATTCTTAGCTCAGACTCAGAGATTAGATTATAATTGGTTAGATTACTATAATGGTAATAAACAATTAGCAAGTTATGTAGTCACAGAAATACCTAAGATACCAATATTTACTACTTATAATGAACCAATAAATAACTATGCCTGTATTTATAAGATGTTTAATCAAGGTCCTATAGAAGGAACTAGAAATAATACTATTTTAGTATTAGCATCTCATCTTATGAGAATGGGTATACCTAGCGATTTAGCTAAGCAGCTTATGCTGATATGGAATAATAATAGTCTAAAAGAACAGATGGTTATAGAGAGAGTAGAACAAGTCTATAAGAAGAAATATAAATATGGTTGTAAGAATAAACTAATGCGTCAGAATTGCTCTACTAGATGTATACATTATCAGAAGCATAAGCTGTATGATGAAGCTCCTTCTATAGATGATATTATCAATTTAGCTAAACAAAGAGACTTCATTAAGGAATTAAAAGAAGGTATAGACTTAGGTAGAACTGTTGGTGCACCAGACTTTATAGTAACAAGAGGAGAGATACTTACTCTCATAGGTGTAACGAAGGCTGGTAAGTCTACCTTAATGAAGAATTTTATCTTAGGTGTAGACTTTAGAAATAATGATAATTTTATTGAGAGAAATAGACGTAGAACTTTATATTATACTGCTGAACAATCTGCAGATTATTTCATTCTTGTATGTGCTCAGATACTTGAAGGTTGTACTAGAGGCTATGCTTTTGAGCATAAGAATGAGTTATTAGATAAGTGGTATCACGTATTATCTAATATTATGCCTATAGATATAATGCCAGATATGAAAGAGTTAAGAGAGCAGATAAATACTTATAATCCAGAGTTAATAGTATTAGATACTCTAGACCACTTCTGTGATAATCCTTATAATGAACATCTTGGGATAAAACAAACAATGATAGAACTACAAAAGATAACTGCTGAAACAGGAGTCATTGTTTATATAGTATCACAACCAAGAAGATTAGATAGTATAGAAAATGATATTAAGTTATTTTCTGGGAAAGGAAGTGGCTCTATAGAGAATCAATCTAGGAAAGTATTAGGTTTAAGCGCTCCAAATGAGAATGGTATAAGAAAATTCTTATTCCTAGCTAATTCATATGGTAGCTTACCTAATCATACATATAATATAGTTATGCAGGATAATATGAGATTTAAATTAGTAGGAGAAGAATAATGTATTACATAGGAATAGACCCAGGACTAAAAGGTAAAATAGCTATTATTAAAGATAACGAAATATTGGAAGTAATAGGTATTCCTGATAGAAGTCAGCCTGAAGAGTTTAGAAACCTATTCCAAAAATATTATAGTAAAATTGGAAAGAAATCCAAAAATATTATGATATATTTGGAAAAGCCTATCATTAAGCCTATGATAGGTAAGAAACCGTGTCCAAAGTGTAAGACACCAATGGTCTACCAATATCAGCAGAAAGGTATAGCAAATAGCCATATTAATTATGGTATTCTACTTGGAGTTATTATAGATAAGGGAATACCTTATGAAGAGATTAGTAGTCAGGAATGGAAAAAATATTTTAGTCTTATAGGAGAAGATAAGAAATCTTCTATAGCTAAAGCTAAACAGTTATTTCCTGATGCTACTGATATGATAGGCAATAATGACAATATAGCAGAAGCTATACTAATCGCTGAATATGGTAGAAGAAAACATAGTAGTTAGGAGTTAAAATGGATATAAAGAAATATATTTATGTAGATGAAGATGGTGCTAGAGCTATCTATGATATAAGTCATAATAGACTTAAGAAGATGGACGAATATCTATATGTTGGAGATTTAATCATAAGTTATAGTAGGACAAATAAAGTCAGTATTGAAGTTAGCACTGATGAACATATATATAGTGTCTTAGACATATTAGAGTACAATCAGCCAGCAATGACTATTCTTGTTATTACTGTAGATTTAAGTTGTAGTAGTGTATATCTTTGTGATGCTACTCATATCTTTGGATATGAGATTAATACCATCATAAAGAGTTTAATTGGTGCGTATTATACTCAAGCTGTATTAGACGATGGTAATTATGAGTAAGTATCTATATATGTCACCAGCTTATACAGCTTATCTATTCTTCAGACCTAATTATGAACAAGATTTAGGACCTAATGACTATATGCGGAAAGGAGATATAATATACGTGTATTATGTAGGTGAAGGGCTGGCAAAGTTCATATTCCAATCAACTAAAAAGATGACGTTTGAAGAATATGTTACGGGTAAATATAATCCTAGTTTGAAATTAGGATTCTTTGCATCAGCGAATACTCTAGGTCAAACTCTTAAATCTATAGAACAGAACACACCAGAAGATAAGAAGCTTAGTCCTAGTCTTCTGTATAAGTTCATCAGAAAAACTGACTATATGTTACAACATAAACTAAAAAAAACGAGGAGTTTATATGCCAACCGAAAAGAATATACCACCAAGTAATAATCTAGATAATTATGTTCATAGCGCTTATGATGAAGATATGAATTTAGGTCATTATGTTATCTTCAGTCCAAAAGATAAGATGTATAAGCGCATCATAAAGAACATTGAATATGGAGACATAATCATCTATTACTTTGAAGCTGGAGATAGACCAGATGACATCTATTATAAGGTCTATATGTACATAAGTGAAGAACCTATATCACTATATAAGTTTACTGATTCAGATAGAAATAAGCACACACTTGTTTTAATTGATAATAATTTAGAAGAGTATTCTGAAAGTAAACATATATTAAGTAATGACTTGAATAATATTATAGACTTATCAGTGTATATGATTAAGTTTATAGACCTTAAGGGTACATTATCAACAAATGGAGTTCTCAAATGGAAATAAATAAGAATGTCTTAATCAAGACAATGAAAAAGTTCTTAGAACAT